GGAGCGAACGACTCGCACGCCCTCGCGGATCATCTGCGTGAGCGCGGCGTCCACGAGGCGATCTGTAGCAGCGGCGCGCTGAACGGCGTCCCGGTCACCTAGCCCCGGACACCCCACCGGCCCGACCAGGCGTTTCCCGCACCCGCGACGACTTCCACCGAGGAGGTCGAACGACCGGTGTCCCGCCGCAGCAACCGCAACCGCACCCGGCGCCCCACCGGCCAGAGCTACCAAGTACGCCGCTCCACCGACGCCGAAATGGCGAAAGCCGCCACCCCCGGCGTCGGGCCCGGCGCCACCCTCTACACCGGCGACCAAGTCGCCGCGCTCCTCAACGCCGGAATCAACCCGCAAACCAGCGGCGGCTTCAACCCGCTACCCCGCCTCGACCCGCAAGTCGCCTTCGGCCCCGGGCTGCCACTACTGCCCGCCGCGATCGACCCGGTACGCCGCGACACCGGCCGCCCCGAACCCCGCTTCAACGAATACCTCACCTCCAGCAACCTGCCCGGCGTCACCGACCGGCTCGTCCCCTGGAAAGTGCTGCGCGACGCCTCCGCCGCGGGCGGCGTACCCCGGCGCTGCATCGAGATCCGCAAGTCCGACGTCGCCACCCTCGACTGGGTCATCACCGTCACCAAGCAGGCCGTGGGCCGCGCCGAGAGCGAAAACCCCGGCCAGTCGCGCGCCGACGTGGAAGCCGACATGCGCAAGCGCCTCGGCCCACAGATCGTGCGCTGCACACAGTTCTGGGAGCGCCCCGACCCCGGTCAGGACGAAGACTGGATCGAGTGGATCAGCAAACTCCTCGAGGAACACTTCGTCCTCGACGCGATCGCGATCTACCCGCGCATGACGTACGGCGGCGACCTGTACGCCATGGAGATCCTGGACGGCAGCACCGTCAAGATCCTGCGGGACTACCGCGGCGGCAAACCGGCACCCCCGTCGCCCGCCTACCAGCAGATGCTGTGGGGTTTCCCCCGCGGCGAATACGTCGCCGACGTCGACGAGCAGGGCAACATTCCCGGCGGCTACCCCGCCGACACCCTGATCTACAAGCGGCGCAACGTGCGCGCCACCACCCCCTACGGGTTCAGCGCCGTCGAACAATGCCTCGAAGACCTCGACGTGTGGCTGCGGCGCCGCGCCTGGATCCGTGCCGAATACACCGAGGGCACCGTCCCGGCTGCGATGCTGCGCAACACCGCCGCGAACTCCTGGACCCCGCAGCAGGTCCTCGAATACGAGACCGCCCTCAACGACGCCTGGTCCGGGCAGACCCTGGAACGCCACCGGCTGCGGATCCTGCCGCCCGGGTTCGAACTCGAATCGATGCCGGACGTCGCGGAGCGCTACAAGCCCGAGTACGACCTGTTCCTGCTCAAGCAGCTCGCGAACCACTTCTCGACCACGATCGCGGAACTCAACTTCACCGAGACCGGCGGCATCGGCAGCAGCGGGTACCACGAGGGCCAGTCGGACATCCGGGAACGCACCGCGACGATGCCGCTGTACCGCTGGCTGCAGAAACTGATCACGCAGATCTCGCGGCGGCACCTCGGCATGCCGGCCGAGCTCGAGTTCCGGATCCTGGGCCTGGAGGAAGAGGACGAGGCCGCCGCTGACGCCGTCGCCGACGCGCAGGTCAAGTCCGGGCGGATGACGTACAACGAGGACCGGGACCGGCGCGGGCTGCCCCGTTACCCGTTCCCCGAGGCCGACATGCCGATCCTCTCGACGACCCGCGGCGTGATCTTCCTGGAGGGTTCGAGCAAGCTCGCGCCGCCCGGGGAGACCATCACCCCCGTGGAGGCGCCGCCGCGTAAGGACGATGACGGCGACGGGGTACCCGACGACCTGGAGCCCGCGAAGGACGAAGCGGAGAGCGGCGACGCAGACACGCAGACGACCGACCGGCCCGCACCGCCTGCGGTCAAGGCGGAGATCGCCGCATACCGCAACTGGGCGCGGCGCAACCCCAAACCCGGCCGGTCCTTCCACGCCGAGATCCTCACCAAAGCCGACGCGCCCGCAGACATGGCCGGCGACCCGCGCGTCACGTTCACCACGGCGGGCGGTCGCGACCCCGCCCCAAAAGTCGGTGACCCGGCCCGGCCGCACTGGCCGGGCTGGGACCGGGACAAGGCGACCGCCGCCGTGTGGGCGCCCCGCATCCGCAAGGCCCTGCGCCGCGCGCTGAACACTAGGGCGCTCGCCGAAGCGTGGCTCGCCGCAAGCCACCCCGCGCTGCGCAAAGCCGACGAGGCGGACCTACCCGACGACTTCAGCGACCAGCCCGACGGCCCGGACGTGTACGGCCCGGACCCCGGCGGCTGGCTCGCCGAGTACGGCGTCGACCTCACCACCGTGCTGGCCGCGCTGATCGTCGGCCTGTGGGTCGAGGGCTACGCGATCGGCGACCTGTCCGCGACCGCCGTGCTGACCGGCACGGCGGACGTCGACTGGTCCCGGTGGACGCCCGGGGATGCCGACGCCGCGCGGCTCGTGCTGGATGAGAACGGGCGCAACGGCCTGAAACTGCTACTGGATCAGGCCGGGATCAGCATCCGGTCGATCGCCGCAGGGCGGCTGGACAAGCTCGCGCAGGCCCTGGCTGACGCGCTGGCGCGCGGAGACTCCTCCGCCGCGCTCGCCGCCGCACTGCGCGGGATCCTCGACGACCCGGCGTGGGCCGACATGGTGGCGATCACCGAACTGGCGCGCGCCACCAGTACCGCGTCGATGAACAGCTACCGCGCCAACGGCATCGAAGCGACGTACTGGGCTTCGGCTGACGACGACAGGGTCTGTCCCCTGTGCGAGGAGAACGAGGCTCAGGGCGCGGTGCCGCTCGGAGCGGCGTTCCCCAGCGGAGACCCGCAGCCACCTATCCACCCGCTGGATAGGTGCTGTCTTCTGCCCTCGGTCGTGGCGCTATCCGAGATCGACCCGGCCGATCTGGCTGGGGTCGGCGCAGTCAACGGCTGAGATCCGCACCCGCAGCGCACGATGAGCCGCCGCCGCGCGGCCCTTTCGCATACCCGAAGGAGGCGACGTGGCCACACCCGACCTCCTTGAGGTCTACGCCCCGATCCTGAAGAAGGAGAAGGACCCGAAGACCGGGCATCTCTACGTCTACGGCAAGATCACCGGCTCCGACCTGGATCACGACCAGCAGCGGATGGATCCGGGCTGGCTCAAGACCGCCGTCCCGGACTGGTTTCGCATCGGTAACCTGCGTCTCCAGCACGACCCTAAGACCGCGATCGGCAAGGCCGTCGAGCTCGAGGAGAAGAACGACGGCTGGTACATCGGCGCGAAGGTCGTGGACCGGGACGCGATCGTCAAGGTCGAAGAGGACGTGCTCACCGGGTTCTCCATCGGTGTGAAGAACCATCGGCTCGACTTCTCCAACAAGGCGGACGCGCCCAACGGCACGTGCGTGGCCGGGCGGATCGTGGAGACCTCGCTCGTCGATGCGCCCTGCCTGGGTAGCGCCAAGATCGCCGATCACTGGCGGCTGCCGCTGGCCAAGGCGGACGGAAGCGGCGAACTCCAGACCGTCGAGGAGCCCACGCTCGAGCGCGTCGCCTCGCCGACCTACGGCCTTCCCGCCGAACTGTTCGACCGTCTCGCCGCGCCGGTCAAGCAGGCTCTCGCGGATCTCGCCGCCGCTGGCGCGCAAGTCGACGCACACCCCGAGGCCCCTGCGGACGCCGAGAAGGCTGACGCCCCCACGCCTTTGGTGGTGAACGTGACGGTGTCCGGCTCGGTCACGAGGTCAGGCGAGTTGGCCGACGAACTGCGCAAGGCGGCCGCGCAGTACGCCACCCGCGCCGCCTCCACCGCGGGCGAGCCGCTGGAGAAGGCATACACGGCCGAGCAGAAGCGCCAGGCGCTCGCCGCCGGCCAGGCGATGCCCAACGCGAAGGGCGAACCGTCCTACACGATCAAGACGAAGGCCGACCTGCGGCGCGCCATCAAGGCCGTCGGCCGCGGAAACGCCGATCACAACGACGTGAGAAAGCACATCCTGACCCGGGCCAAGGCCCTCGGATTGGAGAGCATGGTGCCCGAGAACTGGAACGCCGACGGATCGCTCAAGGATGCGGCCAAGGCCGACACCGCGACGATCGAGAAGGCCGAGGCGCTGCTGCGTGACGTGCGCGCCCTCGTCCCGGACCTCGCCAAGGCCGACGACGGTGACGACGCGGACGGCGGCGAGGACGGCGGCGAGGACGAGTCCGGGGACATCGCGGGCGCGCAGGAAGCGATCACCGCGATCGCGAAGCTGATCGTGTCCGAAGCCGAATCCCTCGCGCAGGGCAACCTCAACGAGGCGTGCGACATCGCGCTGCTGCTGGACGCCGTGCGCGCTCTGAAGTGGTTCCAGGCCAACGAGCGCAATGAGCAGTCCGGCCTCGACGACGGCGCGCTGATGCTCGCCGACAACCCGGCCGGCACCGACCTGCTCAAGGCCGACGGCAAGAACAGCGGCAACCTCGCGCCCCCGTTCAAGAAGAAGGGCACGAAGGCGTCCGACGCCGAAGACGACTCCGACGGCGACGCAGGCGACGACGCTGACGAGCCGGACGACGAGGACGAGAAGCCGGCCGCGAAGAAGAAGACTGCGGCGAAGGCGGACGGCGCCGAGCCCCTGCTGACGAAGGCCGAAGCCACCGACGCCATCAACGCCGCCGTCGCAGCCGCACTCGCCCAGAACAACGCACCCCAGAGCGTTCCGGCCCCCGCGCCGGACACCGTGACCAAGACCGAACTCGCAGACATGGTCAAGAACGCAGTGGCAGAGGCCCGGTCCGCCGACGAGGAGCGCATCACCGCGCTCACGGCCGACCTGGCGAAGGCCCAAGGCGATCTGAACGCCATCAAGGCGACGCCGGTCCCCGGCGGCCCGGTGCTCACACGCACCGCCGCCCAGCAGGAGTCCGCGCTGCAAAGCGACTCCCAGGCGCTGCACGCGCAGGCCAACGCGCTCCTGGCGAAGGCGGAGGCGTTCTCCGCGAACCGGGACCTGTCCGAGGGCTACCGGCAGCGCGCCAAGGCGCTGCTCGCGAAAGCCGCCGCCTGACCCACCGCACCACCCCCACCGACCATCCAGG